CGCCTCGAGCTGAACACCTCGAGCGTTGGGGTTGCAAAAGCGGGTGTCACTCTTGCACATCGGACCACTCTTGGGACCGTAGAGCCACTCAGCGAACGCCGTCTGGTCGCCTGGGATCTTGGACACGGGGTTAGTAACAAACTGGCGATCCACAGCATTCCTCATATATTTGGGAAGAGGGGAACGAGAACGACCACCATCCATGGGAATTCGGTCACTCGTGTAGCTCTGCACGAAAGGCTTCACAGTGGGATAATAACAAGCCTCCAAACGGTTGGGAGCATCGGTATAATCAGTGATAAGCACATTACCCAAAGGGTTATCCTCTGTGGGCATCTGACACGTCGCACCCTCGAAGGTTTGACCGTATGTTTCTTTCACCATCTTAGATCTATAAAGAACGAAAATGACCGAGAGAACTGTCGCACCCAATATGAAAATACGAGGATCACGACGAATGAGATAAATGAGACAAGTCGCATAAATTACGAAACGAGAGGCGGCATTGATACGATCTTCTGGTGTTTGCTCACTAGTTGGCCAGAATTGCGAAACCCTGTCAGCTCGGATGAGCTGCTGGGGATCATCAAACCAAACTTTCATTTAGTATAGACGGAGGTTTATTTTTTAGGAAGACTACTAAGCATGTTGCCCATCATCTTCATTAGAGCATCCTGGTTGAACTCACCATCCCCATCCTGAAGCTTGTCTGCGCAATCCTTCGCGATGTTCTCAATCATCTTTAGAGTGTCATCAGGGATGGAAGTGATAGTCGTACCAAGCATGTAGAGGGTCTGAAGATACTGCCAAGTTGCAGATTTGGTATTGACAGTCATTCGCTCCCAATACGACTTGATGTTGAGATCCTTAAGAAAGTCAATAGTCTCAATCTCATTGAGGAGGAACGTCTCATCCTTCGCAGAAATCTTATCTGCGTATGGAGTGACACCCTTCATGAAAGTGTCTACGACGAGTCGGGGGTTAGTGGACTTCAACACATCGAAAGAAGTCAACATCTTCTTGATGCCTTTTTCATCTGGAAAAGTCTTGTGCAATTCCACAAGAAATTGACTGAGCATGTCGTTAAACGCGGTAACGGACGCCATTTTCTTATTCTAATGGTTTAATCTTTAAGTCTAAAAAGGTTCGGTAGAAATAGCCTCCTTTTGGCCAATACCACCAGACACTATGAAAAACACGAGGATCGCGTTGAGGGCAGCGGGTTTCGTGTACTTGTTGAGTTCAAGTTTACCCTCGTTGTTGAGGTGAGCCTTGAGATGAATGTAAGCCGCTGTGATGCCTCCTGCGATGAGAGCCGCACTCACGGGGTCACGCAGATAGTCGGAGAGTTCCATTTAATTATAACCAACTTTTTTTGTACGCTGTTCAGGTGCGTCTCCAAAGAACACATCGTCGTCTGACTGAGGCTGAGGTCGGGGCTGGGGCTGGGGCTGGGGCTGGGGTTCAGGGTCTGGTTCCATATCGGGAGCCTGGACACCTGGAACCGTCTTAAACTCGTTCTCTAGGCCAGTAGGCTCTGGATCGGGACCAGAGCCTTCCGCGGGAAGCTCTGCAAGGGGCTCTGGCTCTGGGAAAGGCTCCGACTCGGGCTCTGGCTCTGGCTCTGGGAAAGTGTCGTCAACCACATCGGGATCGGTACCATCATGAATTTCACCGTCGAGAGAAATGTCGCGGGTCTCCTGAGACATGTACGTCTGAAGGATCTGTTGCACCGGAATGAGCTCCTTCACGGTACTCTCGATGCAAAGAGAGAAACGCTCAGTGAGCTTCTCGTCCCTCAAATATTCACTCTGCTCTTCACCGAAGACGTAGGGATCCTTGTAGAGGTCCCTGGCAACGTTGTTGTAGCAAGTCTGAATGAAGACCTCCTCGGTGGGAAGCTTGAGGGAAATCTTCTTGTTGTCCGCCTTGAGACGAACCGCGGAGAGTATCTTCGTACAGGCAACAAAAACGGCTGCGAGTAGATCACTGAACCATGCGCAACGATTGGTGATATTATCCGCGTGATTTTTAGACATCGCGTTCGACCAATTGGGCACCTCCTTAAGAAGCTTCTGGTACATGATGAGCACCTTACGCCCCTTAGACATGGTCACAGCTTCGTTATACATATCCTGAAACACTTCAATCATAGCTGGGCACATGATGAGACACATCTGTCCTAGGTATTCGCGCTTAGCTTCTACCAATATATTGAGATTGTCCATTTATGATTAAAGTGGGTTTTAAATTAAGATTTTACTACGCACTTCTCCTGTACTTGTTTGCGATCTTCTTGAGATTCACGAGATTTGGAAAATCCACGTCATCTTCACGCTCTTTTTTCTCCTTTTTCTTTTTTGGAACGACCCACGACACGTAGATATCGTGGTCACTCAATAACTTCACGGTAAATCCACCGAGTGAAAATTGCCTCGCAATGTATCTCGCTGCTGCAGATCTGTCAAACACTGGGTATCCTATGAGAAATGGTGGCACCGTCATGAAAAGTTGTTTATGACCAAGTTCTACGGACTGCTTAATTTTGGAAGAGAATTGTTCATATATTTTCGTATAAATCTCTTTACGAATCTGCTTCCTCCTTTCATCGATCTTCGTGACATCTTCGATGCTGATCATTACATTTACTTCAAATTATTTTTTACCGAATCCAACTCAGCTTTGGTTGGAGCGGCGATTTCTTTGACGAGTTTATATTCGACGAACTCCTTTCCAGGAGAACCGTCTGTGAATGCGGTGACGTCACCGGGAATATCGACACCGAGAGGCTGGGATCGAAGGGAGATGAGGCGCACTTTACTGTTCACGACTTCGTATGAGGCAACGACCGAAAATCCAAACGAGAAACCGTTGTTCTTCACGACCATGAACATACACTCGTAGATATCCTTCTCTTCGCCCTTGTACTGATGAACTGTGGTCGTTTCTATTACGTACGTACAGAGACCGGTGCGCTTTGATATTTCAGCATTGGCTTGAAGGACAAATTCTTCGATCATGTCATTATTGACACTCGTCTCAACTTTGGTGTACTTGGAAAGGTCCGGTCTGGGATCATCGAGCTTCACAGTGTGGGAAGGTTTCGTGTAGCCTGAGAAACCAAATGCTTCGGTGAATGTTTCACGAGAAGTCGTGAGAAAAAGAACCACCACGAGAAGGATGATTACGATCAAGTAATTCATATTTACTATAATGCGTTAATTTTTTTTTACAAATTACCATATAGATAGTAGATGTCACTCTTGATTTATAGTCCTAGATGCAAACATTCAATGGACACCATCGAGTACATTAATAAAACACCTCAACTGAAGCAGCTCGTTCATTATCACAACATCAACACACAGGGGATACCTCCAAATTATAGGAACAAAATTACCCGTGTGCCCACGATGCTCACGAAAAATGGTAAGATTCTGGTGGGAAATGAGATTAAGAATTGGCTCGATTCTCTTCTGCCGAAGAAAGAGGTGGAACATTCTGGAATAGGAGCGTTTGGATGTTCGATGACGAGTCTGGACGGCGGTGACGCCCATGGAAATATGTTTCGGCTCGACGATTACGGGCGTTCGCTTCAGCCAGCCATGACCAAAGAACTTGAAGATAAAATCAATCGTGATGTCTCAAAAGGTATGGCATATACAGATTTAAAGATGTAACGCACTCATCTAATTAGATATGAAACTTGTCACCATACAGGCTTCCGCCTTTAAATCAACATTCGAGGTGCTGAAGGATATACTCAACGACGTGAATATTTATTTTAGACCGGATGGTCTGTACGTTGTGACTCTGGACACAGCGAGAACCTCTCTCATAGATATGTATCTTGCGGCGGATAACTTTGAAGAATATCACTGCGATCAGGAAGAAGTTATAGCTGGCATCAATATATCAAATACCTTTAAACTTTTAAAGACCATCACGAATAACGATGTTCTCAAAATTGAGATCAACTCTAAAGAATGTATGGACATCGAGATTATAAGTGAAACGAAAAAGACAAACTCTAAATTTCAACTCAAACTCCTGGATATAAACGAGAGTCGCATCGAAGTTCCTGATGTTGAGATGACGACTGTGACAACTCTTCCTTCTACTGATTTTCAGCGTCTCTGCCGTGACATGTCTAACATCGGTACAGACATAGAAATTCGTCGAAGCGGTACAAACATTCATCTCAGGTGCGAAGGTGACTTTGCTAATCAAGAGACGACCATCGAATGTCCCGATGAGAGTCCAACGATCACAGGTCTCTATAGTCTAAAGTATCTGAATATTTTTACAAAAGCGACGAGTATGTGTGCGTCTGTGCAAATTATACAGGAAATTGGAAATAGATTCTTAATTCTCAAGTACAACGTTGCCAATCTTGGCGAACTCAAATTTTATTTGGCGACTAAGGTATCTGAAGATCAGTAGTACAATCATCGAGTGTCGAGAGTGTCTTTTTCATACCTAAAGTGTTTGACAATATAATCTTGGGAAAACGATCCTCGAGCACATCACGGTCATAATACAAAAAGTGTTCGAGAGGAACATTTTGCCCATGAAAATCGTTTCTCGGACCACTGTATCGTTTCACCTTTTCAGTAATGTTTCGCATCGGTTTATCATCATGATCTACGATCCAAGCACTACTCAAAGGGATGCTGAAGTGCATGGAAGTATCTTCGTTTT